CTTGCCGGCAGTGACGACGCCACGGCCTTTGCGCTGCAGCTCTTGGTGATGGTGGCCAAGGACGAGAGCGGCCAGCCGTTGTTTGTACCCGCGGAGCTGGCTGAGCTGCGCAACGCCATCCCGGCCAAGATCGTCGACGAAATGCTCCTGTGCATGTTGGATGCTCAGAAGAAGGATGAGGACGAGGAGGACGAAGAGTTCGACCCAAAAGCATCCGACAAGCCTTCAAGGAAGACAGCTTCCTGAGCTTTCAGTTCATGCTGGCGGAACGGTTGCACATGACCGTGGGTGACCTTCAGGAGCGGATGACACCAGAAGAGTTATCGCTCTGGGCTGGTTACCTTGACTACCAGCATGAGCTACAGGAAGAAGCCAACAGGAAGGCACAACGCCGCCGATAAACTGGGTCTACGGTGAACGGCAATCGTGGCCCAGTACAGCGTCGATATCGTTGCCAAGGCGCTAGGCGGTAGTCAGGTTGATCAGTTAGCCAACAGTTTCAAGAACGTTGATCAGGCAGCGGCTAAAGCACAGGGCAGTCTGGATCGCGCGTCAAACAATATCCGCAATTTTGGTGGTAGTGCCAAGGGCGCTGGCGATGCAGCTCAAGCGCTTGGGGGATCTCTAAACGGTGTTGTTGGCAAGTTTGCTGCTTTTGCCGCTCAGCTGGGTCTGACGGTAGGAGCCGTTTCGTTGTTCAAGAGCAGCTTGGACGCTGCCTTTGCACGAGAGGCGGCAGAGAACCGGCTGCAGTCGCTCACTGATTCAGCTCATGAGTATGAGCTGGCAATGGGCGCGGCCGAAATTGCGTCAAAACGGTTTGGTATCACGCAGACCGAAGCCTCTAATGCTCTAGGTGATATCTACGGTCGCCTGAAGGGTCTTGGGCTGAATCTGGCCGAAGTCAATCAGATCTATACCGGCTTTAACGTGATTGCGCGTGAAGCGCGGACCAGTACCGAGGACGCCGCCGGGGCATTCCTGCAGCTGTCGCAGGCCATGGGTAGCGGCAAGCTCCAAGGTGATGAGCTGAAGCTGATCCTGGAAAGGATGCCGCAGTTGGCGCAAGCCATTGCGGATGGGATGGGCGTCAGCGCTGGATCTATCCGTCAGCTCGCTTCAGACGGCAAGATTGGCCTCACCGAGATCCAGACCGCTTTAGCCGGTGCAGCCACTCGTGCAGATGACCTTGGCAGCACGTTTACCAATCAGCAGGCGACGATCGCCCAGGTCAAGCAGCGGTGGGAAGAGCTGCAGGTTCAGATAGGCGAAACTCTTGCGCCGACTTATCTGTCAGCGGTTGAGGCGATTAGCAAAGGCGTCTTCTTGCTAGGCGAATACATGAAAGGCGCCGCCGGTTGGGCGGAGAAGAATGCCAAAGCAATTGGCGATGTCGTAGCCGTTGGCCTAAATATCGGCAAAGTCGCGTTGGGGATTTGGGTTGCAGTTAAGGCGATTGAGGCGTATCGCAAAGCGACCGAGCTGGCTGCGTTAGCTCAGAAGATTTTGCTTGCCTTCTCAGGCCCTAAAGGCTGGGCAATCTTGGCGGCCGGCGCGGTAATCGCCACCGGTGCTGTGTATGCCTTTAACAAAGCACAAGAGGCGGCCACCGCTGAAATCAAGCGTATGGAGGGCGAGTCTGAAAAGGCTTACCAAGCTCGCAAGGCGCAGGTTGAAGCGGAACTGAACGCACAACTAAAGCTCAAGCAGGGCATGGGGCAACAGGAGCAGAGCGCCAAAGATTTGAAGAAAGCGCAAGATGCAGTTACTAAGTCGATTGAGGATGCCATTACGGCTGCGGAACAGTTTGGCGATGCGTTGACGCAGGCAGTTGATAACAGCCTGAACATCACGCAAGCGCGTTTGCAGGCCGAGATGGCCGTAAACGACGTCTTGCTACAGCAGGCAGAGCGGCAGCTAGCAGCAGCACAGACGCAGGACCAGCGCGTACGGGCAGCGCAAGCTGTCTACCAGCTAACGGTGCGGCAAGCTCAATTAGAGCTGGAGTCTACGCGCGCCACAATCGCTGCTGAACTGGACAAAGCACGCATTGCCGTTGAGTCTGCCCGAGTAAAAGAGCGCGAGGTTTACGCTGTTGTTCAGCTAGCAATCGCTCAGAAGTCTGTTACGGCTGCGCATTATGAAGCGCTGAACGCTCAGCGCCAAGCTGTTGGTTTTGCAGAGCAGCAGCTGCGCACTGCAACGGTGATTGCCGCCGAACAGAATCGAGCAGCAGACGCGGTTTATAAAGGGAAAGTCGCTGCAGCCGAGGCGGCTTATCAACAAAATGTTGTGGCCCAAAATACGCAGTCGGCGGCTAGTGCGGCAGGGCAATTTGCCAATGAAATGCAGCGCGCTGCTGGTGCGGCACAATCGGCTGCTGGCGCCATGGGTGCAGCATCAGGGGGCACAGGGCGTGCGCCAACCGACTTTGGCGAAGCTGGCAAGAATGCCGCGTTTATGAAAGAATACATGGACGCGATCAATGCTTACAACCGGCGTCAACAGAAGATGTTTACTGATAGAGATGCTCGTGAACTGAACGCAATTAAAGCAAGTTTCTACGATAAAGCGCAGTCTTATAACACGGCGAAAGCATCAGAAAACATGCAATCGGCTCGGGCCGACTGGAGCAAGTATGCAGGGGCGCGCGGGTCGTCCATTGGTGGAGGGATTGCGTCATCTGCGCCGCAGATCAATTTGAGTTTTACGGGCAACATCATGAGAACGCCTGACGGTGACTACGTGAAAGCCAGCGAGGTACCAGGCATCGTTGGCCGAGCAGTTAATCAAACGATGAATCAGCTGCGGCGTAGTCCTGGAAGTCGCGCTGGCGTGGGGATGCGCTGATGGCAATACTTGCGCTTTGTCAATACCTGCGCATCTTTGATGCCAGTACGACCTACCACCGCTGGCAGAACTATTTTATTGGGCAGACGGTAGACGGCTACGAACACCGTCCGTTTAACGCTGGCGGCATTGAGGTCAGCGTTGACGGGGACCAATCAAGCATGACCGTTAGTCTCCCTTCAACTGCGGCCAATCACCAAGTTGTTGAGGCGGCTATTGCCAATGCGCATCTCATAGAAATTCAGATTTTCAGCATCCCAACCGGTGACACTGTTAGCCCAACCTCCAAGACGTTGATTGCCCAGTACATCGGGGAAGTCATTGCGGGCAATGCGACCGAAACTGAACTGGTGATTGAGATTGGCAGTAGCCTTGACCCAGTAGGCGCTCAAGTGCCGCCGCGCAAATTTACGACGACTCTGATAGGCGAACCGCCAAGGCTATGAACGACCTGTTGCGCGTTTATCCCCAGGGGCCTGTTACGCCAATTTCTTCAACGCTGCGGAAGGATGTAGAGACCGCTGACGCCTTGCTACGGGGTGGGTCTGATACGACTGCTTCGGTGGCGGCTGTTGGGGACACGATTCCGCTTGTCTTTGGCCAACGTGTTGGGGGCAATGGCGGCGTTTTCATTAGCCCGCCGTTGGTGAGGGTTGGCGTTGCAAATGTGGCTGGTCAAGTTCAGTTTTCGCAGGCGGCTGTTCTTTCGGATGGCGAATTGCCAGCTGTTTCTTTGTCAGATATCTGGCAGGGCGGGGATCAGCTCTCCGTGGCGGGCAGCTTCGCCACTTCTACTGCTTATGGCAGTTTGCCATCAGGCTCTTTCTTTAATTGGTCGCTTTCTGTCTTTCAGCAATATGACATTGGCTGGCACAAGCTGCCAGATCAAATTGTTAGCACTGGGCTGGAAAGCATTACATCCAATGGTGGGCTGCTGCGCGATGGTACAGAGTTAGAAATAACAGCTCAGTCTGAATACGCGACGGATTTAGACGTCAGCGTACAAAGAATCAAGCACGAAGTGTCTTATCGTGGCGTAACGCGATTTTTCCGCGGTCACCAGAAATACGACAAGGACTCGATTCAGCTCCCTACTGCCAGTCAATCGCAAGCGCGGCTAACTTCTCCTGACAGCTTTAACCGCCCCAGAGATATTAAGGTTAAGTTTAAAGATTACCTTGGAGCCGATAAGGAAGATTATATCGACGTGCAGCAAACAGCTTTTACGCCAGGGTCGGTAACTACCTCATCCGTGTTTGCCAAGGATGACCGCGGCCAGCTGATCCCTATTTACGAAACCGTGCCTGATGCGCTTCGCAGCACCAGAGTGCTTACCGCTTCTTGGTCTGTTAGGCGCGTTGCCTTTTCTAATCCACCCACGAGCACGGTAACTTGCTCTTCTTTGTTTACACAACAGCTTCCAGAGCACGCCACAGAAGTCAACGTGGTTGATCAGTACAAGGTTGTGTCAAAAGAATACCGACGCATTCCTCACCCGCTCCCAGACAGCCCTGCATTTGCCGGGTCTGGCGGTTCGTTTAGCGGGATGACCGTTTTGGGCGTGTTTGGTCAGTGGGAAGCGGCTGCCAATAAGCACTTGCGTCAGTTAAGTGTATTTATCCGCAACGGCATTATTGTCGACCGCCTAATGGGTGGGCGTGCTAGCAGCAATCTCTTTCCTGATCTTGCTCGTTATCTGATGAGCAAGGCGGCCCGTATCCCTTCGTTGCTAATTGATGATGGCAGCCTAATTGCCGCTGCTCAGTTCACGTCTGCACAAGGTCTGCATTTCAACGGTGTCCTGGCGACTCCTACTAACTTGCGGGAGTACCTGACACGCGTGGCTCCATTATTTTTGTTACGCCCGACTCAAGTTGGCGGGAAGTTCGGTTTGCGTCCGGTGTTGCCGACTAACGGAACAGCACTAAATACCGGACCCATTGCGCCGCTGTGTACTTACGACGAAACGACCATCATTGGCGGATCAATGGCGGTGCAATATGTCGAACTAGGGCAGCGTAAGCCATTCTGTGCCCTTATGGTTTGGCGTGAGCAGCCAGAGGATAGGCCCGGCGTTATGCGCATTACCGAAGTGCGTTATTCCGGTACTGCAGCTGATGGGCCGTTTGAGCAGTATGACCTTTCAGACTTCTGCACGAGTGAAGCACATGCACGCATGGTCGGCAAGTACATTCTGAGTCAGCGTCGTCATGTGACGCATACGATTACTTTTAGAGCGGACCCGACCGTGGCGCAACCAACCCCTGGAGATGTTGTTCGGGTTATTCAAAGCAATACAGCCAGTGCTGGAGGCAACCTATCGGTTAATCGTTTTTATCAAGTTGAACGCATCTCAGAAGATGCAACCGGCCTGCTCGAAATTACGGCGTCTCATTTCCCAACCGATAACGCAGGCAGTAGCCTGATTGCAGCCGATGTAGTGGGCACAATCTGATGGCGGTCGCTGCTTTCCCCTCTTTAGCGCCATCAGCTCGAAGCTGGACACCGGGTCAAAGGCCGATGCAAACGGTGACTTCTTTGGCTGGGTATGAAGTGCGTGTACTGATGGGAGCTGTAGCTGTCGACCAACGGTTGACACTGCAGTTTTCAAATCTGCTTGAAGTAGATGGCCGCCAAATTACTGACCATTACGCTTTGGCAGAAGGCGGGTTTCATACGTTTGATCTGCCATCGGCGGTTTTGGCTGGCATGACAAGCGGAGGCCACCTAAAGCCGTCTAATAGCAAATGGCGCTACGCCTCGCCGCCTAGCGTGACCTATGAAGCGCCTGGGATTCAAAGCGTTAGCGTCACCTTAGTGGCAGTGCCTGAGTAGCCATGGCTGGGTTTTACAGCGGCATTGACAGTGCCTTGTGGGTTGATGGGGTGAAGGTTGGGAGGGCAGCGTCGTGGAATCTGACTGCTTCAGCGGAACTGCTGTCGACAACCACGCTTGGCGATTATGCACCGACTTACCGGTTAGGTCGGCAGTCGTACACAGGTAGCTGTTCTATCTACTACTACGAAGACACCCTTGGGGAAATTGAAGGGCAGTCGTTGCTTAAGACGTTGCTGCAGACCGGGAAGGTGGCGCCTGATCAAAAGCACCGCTTCAAGCTGACCACAGGTGATCGCTTGGTGGAGTTTGACGCAATGCTGTCCAGTGC